AACCTTCTGCTTTACTAAACATATATAACCCACTACCCGTCATTAAATGACCTTGAAAAGTATAAGTAGTTGCTGAAGTAGTACTTGGACTATCTAAATACATAACATTTTGAATTGAATTACCTTCAGTGTCTGCATTCCTAAATTGCAAATGCTCTCTAAAACTGTCAGTATTCCAAATCGTAGTTGAACCTCTTTGTAATCGAAAACCACCTCTGTTTAAATTACTACTACCAGAAACCATAGCAGGTACAGTTGCGTGAATTAAAATTTTACTACTTGTTGAACTTGGTGTTATTGCTAGTGAAAAATGACTTGTCCAAGAACCTGTACTCGAAATCACAGTTCTACTTGCTGTGCCTGAAAATTGTACTACTTGCAATACACTACCAGTAGGCATTACCAATTTAGAACCAGCAATAGCCGCACTACTGTTTATGTCAGCATTTACAACTGTTCCGTCTTGTATTTTGTTGACTCCAGTTGAGCCACTAATCTCTGTAGGCATTATTTACCCCTTTGGATATTTGTCTTTAGTTGCTTTAATTGTAGTTTTCCAGCCAGCAACGCCATTATGATATATATCATCAAGTTGGTCAGCAATGCTTGGATATTCTGCTGCTCTATCTCGCTGATACTTGTTACCATCATAGACACCTTGAAGTCTTGTAACCTCTGCGTCTATCTCGCTCTGTGTTGGTTCAGTTTGTTTACTGTCCAGCCACTCTAATTCGTCACCTCTCAATACCCATTCAGCACCTGGCTTTAAAGATTGAAGGGCATCGACTGTTGTCATCTCATTTGCCATTTCTTGCTCCTGTTATAAAAATTAAATTAATCATCCCGCTACTTCCTGTAATAGTATTGATGACCTACAATAGTCAGAATTAAAAGTACAAGTGAAATTAGAATCTTTAACTCTTACTTGTATTTTGTAAGTAATTTCACTAGTTGTATTTGGTGAGTCTAAAAAGTGAACTGGTGTTACCCACATATATCGTGCGTTGTCATTTTCTACATAAGCACCAGCAGTATATCCGTGACCACTACCTTGATTTTTAAAAGAATCAAAAACAGTAGTTGTAGTTCCTCCTACTGTCTTTGCAATTCTATAATCACAAGCGTTCCACCCATTTGTAGAATGATTTACTATGTAGTTATGTACATTCGTTGTAATTAAGACTTTATTAGAACTAGAAGATGGAGTTATGGTTAAACTTAAACCTGTTATGTCAATAAAACTTGTACTAGTTACACTTTGCCCATTTGAAGAATCTGTGTACATATGTTTAGTTTGCAACAAACTACCAGTAGGCATACTCGCACTCGTCATTCCCGATAGCTGATTCTGTAAGGCTATAGTGCCTGAACCATCTGCGGTTTCTAATTGGTCTACTTTAATTTTTGATGCCATTATGCTTGTACCTCCATAACTGTTAAACGCCCGTAGCCCCAAGTCACATTTTTAGCATTAGCTGAAACATCTCTGCCATTTACTCTTACTCTTATTGTGTAAGTATTAGTTGAAGTAGTGGTAACTGCCCCGTGCGTTACTACAGAGAGCTTAGGTCTTGAGCTATAAGATTCATTTCCATAAATTGAAAAAGATTCAACTGTTTCAGAAACACCCGAAGCACTATAAGTAATATAACAATGCGATTCTCCCGATGCTACAGCACCATATGTAGCATATCCAGTAACTAAACATATTAATTTATTGCCTGATTTCTTTGGTGTAATTGTAGTGCTAAACCATTCAGTTGCAGATGTTCCAGTAGAGGTATCTGAAACAGTAGTTTCATTAGATGAACTAGCTTGAACAGTTTGTACTATATGACCAGTTGGCATTTCTAATTCATAACCAGTTGGCGCTTGTATCGCTTTAACTTCTAATGTACTCATACCACACTCCAGTTTCCGTTGACTGTGACTGTGTAGCCATCAGCGATTGTTATAGGTCCAGCACTCATACCATTAGATGTACTAGGAATAGTTATGTTCTCGCTTATTGTTTGGGCATTAGTTCTAATCACACTCGAAGTACCTAGACTTGGGCCACCTAACTCTACTGCTGAGTTAATGTCACTAGCAGTAATTGTGTTGTCTAGTATTTCGTTTGTGGTTATTCCACCGCCACTAATTGTTATTGCCATTAGTCAGCCTCCGCTATTGTTATGTCACCATCAGCGACTTGTTTAAGAATTTCTGCGTAGTGTCTGTTGCCTGTGTCCATAGGTACTGACATTTCAACTCCATCTATTGTTGCTTTAACAGTTTCTTGTACATTAGTTTCTGAATCTTTAATATATTTAGGATTTGTAATTACCATTTGTTTCTCCTATAGTTCTGCATCAGCTTTATAAGTACACCCATATTGAGAAGTGTCAGTTAGTCCACTACTTTTAGTAAGTTGAGAAAAACCAGCTGCACTAATATTAGCTGCTGTAACACCATCAACATCTGAATGTCCAAGTTTGTGCGCACCAGTAGTTCCACCATTAGCATAAATAGTAACTGTAGGTGTTGCTCTCATCGTTACAGGAAATTGCGCACCACCCCACGCTTCATTTGTATTAATTGCTTCAAAGACAAAAGCACCAGTTAATCCAGAGTTGGATGCTGATTTGCTGTAATACCTCTGACACAAAGCTAGTTCCTCACCATAACTTCTGTATTCAAAGTCTGTGGCTACATCACTTATTTCTACTTGTATGCCTGTAATTTCAAGATAGTCATTTGCACCAGCAGTACCTGTACTTGACCTAGTGCCTTGAAGTCCAATCTGTGTAATATCATCAGCAATAACTGAGCTTGTTGTTACAGTAAACCTTTGCCAAGAAGTTGTAAGAGTATTACTTTGGTTAGCGACATATGCTCCTGAAGTGTAACCACTAACTAAAGTTTGGTCTGTGCCTTTACCAGCCACAATACCAAGAGCAAACAAATCACTTGTTGCAGAGTAATCAGCACCTTTTCTAGCATAAAAAGATAGTGTAAGTTTTCTACCTCTACAAGCGTAAGCATTACTACTTTCTAAATCAGTAGAAAAATATGTTAAACCTGTTGATGAACCACCCGAATCTCTTTGTATTCTTAAACAGTATTGTGAACGCATTCCAGCAATAGGAGAAGTAACTGTCTGTCTTGAATAGGTACTAGCGTTTGATTGCGGGTTAAGCCAAAATCTATCTGCTGTATATAGTTTTCCATTTGAATGAGAAAAAGATGTACCTCTTTGCCATACATCCATACCACCATTAATAATCAGATTCTTTCTACCACCGACAGTTGTGGGTGTAGGAACATTCGTTAGACTTGCTGCGTTAAGTGCTGGTAAATTGCCTGATAGTTTTGTAGCATCTAATGTGCTTGTGTTATCTAAGATAGTTCCAGTAGAGTCAGGTAGTGTAATTGTTCTGTCTGTACTCGTATTAGGAGCAGCTATAGTTAAGACTCCTGTTCCCGATGCGTTGCCTTGTATTTTAACTTTACTCATTATGCTATCACCCAAGTTGAACCAGTAGGTACTGTGACTGATACCCCTGAATTAATTGTAATCGGACCAGCAGTCATAGCGTTGTTGCCACTTGTTATGCTATAGTTAGCACTTATTGTATGTGCGTGTTCATACAAACCTTTGTCTGTAGTGTTGCCACCGCCTACTGCTGTCCAAGCCGAACCATCGTAAATCTCAGCACTGCTGTCTGTTGTATTAAATCTAATAAATCCAGCAGAAGGTGAGCCATCTCTTTGTGCTGTTGTACCTGCGGGGAGTGCACCTGAACCTGTAGCTGATGTCTTAGTTACTACTGTTGCTGAATCAAGCGCTACGTCTTCCCAAGCACTACCTGTATAGACTTTCATCCTATCCGAAGTAGTGTTGAAGTACATATCACCTTCTGTTAGTGCATCACCATCATTATCTACTGATGGGTCACTAGCCTTACCACCTAAATATGTATCATCGAATGAGTCTGCTGAAGCTGCTGCTGCGGCTGCACTTGCGGCGGCTGATGTAGCACTTGTAGAAGCACTAGAAGCCTGTGTTGTTGCTGTAGTGGCTGAAGCTGCTGCGTTTGTAGCAGAAGTTGATGCTTCACTAGCTTTTGTAGTTGCTGTGCTCGCTTCATTAGTAGCTGTTGTAGCTGAACCTGCGGCACTAGCTGCGCTTGTAGCGGCTGCTGACGCTGAACTTGAAGCGTTAGTTTCTGATGTTGATGCGGCTGATGCCGACGTTGAAGCAGCACTTGCCTGTGTAGTAGCAGTAGAGGCTGAACTAGAAGCACTAGAAGCACTATTAGCTGCGTTAGTAGCTGAAGTTGCTGCATTTGTAGCTTGAGTAGTAGCGTTAGTCTCTGCTGTCTCAGCATTAGTTTCTGCAGTTTCTGCTGCTGTCTTAGCTGTGTCTGCCCCAGTTTTAGACGTAGCTGCTGCTGTGGCTGAACTAGCTGCTGCAGTTGCACTACTAGCGGCGGCTGTAGCACTAGCGGCTGCCGATGCTTCATCTCCTGTTATACTTGCGGCACTAGCGGCTGCTGCTGTAGCACTAGTGGCAGCGTTAGTCTCTGCAGTTTCTGCATTTGTTTCTGCCGTTTCTGCGTTAGTTTGCGCTGTTTGTGCGGCAACTTTAGCAGCTTCAGTATCTGCAATTAGAGCATCTAAGTCATAACTGTCAGCTAATACTGATGATGTAGCAATTCCGTAACCTCTATCAATAGCCATTGTTTACAATCTCCTAATTCTTCGTAATACCGCTAAAGCCCATCTCTTTCTTCTACTTAATTTCATAACTCTATCTCCTAAGTTTAATGTGAAACTCTCCCCATAAAGAGGAGAGCTCCGTGGTTAAACTTACGACGTAAGTTCTTGAATAGAACTCGGACGAATAACCTTAGTACCATAAACAGTATCAGCAGTAAATAAATCTGCAAGATATTCTTGCTTATACTGTGTCTGTGTACGAACCGCTTGCTGAGTTGCTAAGACGTGAGCGTCTCTTTGGAATAAGAACGCCTTCTCAGTATTACCAGTACCTACTTGAGTAGACATATAAACGTCTACGCCGTAGATTTGACCGATTTTACCTGTCTTAATTGCATTACCATCACCAATGAAAGATTGCTCAGTAAAGCGTTGCTCAGTCATTAGTGCAGTCATACAAGAAGGAGTAACAATTAGAGAACGACCTTCTAAAGGTACGTCGTTGTCGTTAAGGTTCTCAATACCGACTAGGATTGAAGCATCCCAATCTGTTACACCTGTAATTACAGCATTACCGCCAGTTAGTGCAGAAGCACCGTCTAGGTCAGTAATAATTTGAGAGTCAACTTGCTTCGCGAGAGCGTAGCCAGCATCGTCTGTGTAGAACTTGCGCATTGACGTCAACGCCTGAAGCTCTGCGATATCTTCAATTTGAGTTGACCATTCAAAGTGCTTGTCAATAACTACTGGTGTATTAGTTGCTGTATCAGTAACGTAAGTAACAGTAGCGTCTTTAACCTTGGCACTTGCAGCGTTACGACCCGGTGTTGGGATGTTGATAGTATCGCCTTTTTTGCCTGCGTGGTTTAGGTTACGAACTAGATTAGCCGCAACAAGGTTTGCTTTATACGTCGCAACAACTTCATCACTCCAAATTTCAGGAATGAACGCTGCTGCGGTCGTGATTGTCATATTTGCCATTTCAATTAACTCCTATAAGTCATATTAGCATTTTATTAAACAACCCTACCTTCAGCATAAGCCGCATAGATTTCATCTTGTAATGACTCATACCGACTAGGGTTTTCCATTTTTAAGCGAATTAGGTCAGCACGTCTAAACGTCTTACCTCCTTTGCTTGAGCCTGAAGATGTTCTCGATTCTGCTGTTCCTGCTTTAAGCGCTTCTTTTCTTTCTACTTCCGCTTTCTCTTTGACTTCTTGCGTCTTACTAATCATAGACCTGTCTTTCCAGTTGGTCAGTAACTCGTTAGCTGCATCAAAGTTATAAGCGTCAGCCGCTTGAAACATTTGCATACGAATCGGACTATCTTGTACCCATTCCTGAAATGCCTTGTCTTGTACGACTTCGGTAAAATCAGGATGTGTTTGTTTCAACCTTGCTTCAGCTCCAGCTTGTGCTTGTTGAGCTTGAAACTGTTGAAACTCACGAAACTTCGGGTGATTTTCAATCATATCGTTGACCGCTTTATTAGGGTCATCGAAAAAATCTACATCATTGTCTTTAGTTTCTAATGGAGTGTTATCTTGTGGATTTTGCGTATTACGTGATACTTCAGCTTGTAGGAAACTATCTGATAATTTTCTTAGCTCTCCAACTTCCTGTGCCTTACGACCTAGTTCCTTTTCGAGGTTAGTATAACTATCTATAATTTCTTGTGTTGACTTTCCGGCAAACTTAGAAGGTATTTCAGGACTTTCTTCTGCTTCCGGGGCATCTACTGCCTCAGCTACTTGGTCCATAATCTCTTCTGCTGTTGATGCTGTTGTGTCTGTTATCGTACTGTCATCTACATTAGAAATTTCTACATCTGCTGGTACTTGCGCCTCAGCGTCCACTACTATATTACTCATAATTGTTATTCTCCGCCCATTTGGGTTATGAAGTTAAAAAATGGTGGGGCTATATGTCTAGTTCTTCCACCGCTTGTTTAGTTGTCGCTTCTAAAGCTATAACTTGCCTTAAAATTGACAACTGACCCTTAGCGAACCAAAGGTCTTTGTCAGACTCTATTGAGTCTAATTTATTATAGATTTCTTCGAGATTTTTTAGTTCTTCAACTAAGTCTCTCCATCCGTCTTGCTCTATTAAATCTTGTCTAGCTCTATAAAACTGTTTAGTTTGGTCGTCTAGCTGCGTTTGCATAATTTAATGCTGTCTCCGATTGTAAGTGTTCTATTTCAGGTATGTTTCTAGCTGTTTCAGAATTTTGTTTTACAATGTCAGCCTTCATTTTTTCTAGCTCCATTAGTTTCTTCTGTAATGATAGAATTCTTTCCTGAACGTCTAATTCATTCTGTGGTTGTGAAGAACCTGCATCTGCTTGATGCTTAATAGCCTTAGCTTGTTCCTCTTGAGCTTCTGCCAATGTCTTCTGTATGTCTGCCTTAGCCTGTTCAATCTGTAATTGCATACCCATTTGTTGCATCTGCTGTTGCTCAGGATTAGGCTGGAAGCCTTGCATAAGCGATTGTACCACTTGGTCTCTATTATGGATACTAGAGTTCTGAAAGATAGCTAACAACAAGACATTGAAAGCTGGAGAGTCTTTCGGAATTGACTGGAGCATTTGTACCATTTGCTGCATTTCAAGCTCTTTAGCCATAATACCCATAGTAGAGTAAGGGACGAACTTATAATCAGTAACAGGATATCTGTCTACGTCAAATTGTATCTTTCTCCACATCGCCTTATTAATCATTGGAATAAGGAATGTATTTTGGAAGTTCATTAGAGTACGTTTCTGTCTCTTAATGCTTGCAGACTGAATCATAGACATACCACTTGAAGTGGCTCTATCCGGAACACCCATATCAGCACTTCCAGTACCCATCTGAATCATATTTTGCAACGATGCAACCTGATTGTAGGTATGTTGGTCGGTCTGACCTAATGTGAGAGGCATAATAGCCTGTCTTGGGTCTCCATTAGTAAGGATAGTTTTACCGGGACGCACCTCTAGTTTGATGCCTCGCGGTAGTCTAGTAGCGTCTGCGGCTACCATTGGAGTTGTAGTTAATGCTAGAGAGTCAATTCTAGCTCTCATTTCTGCATCTAATGCTTTTTGTGGGTTATAGCCCTTTTCGCAGACCCCTCGACCCCAAAACTTGTTTGGGACGATGTCGTGCTGATAACTTACGAACGGTCTATCGACCATCATAAACGGATTTTCTTCAGCTCTTAGTATATGAGAGTCATTAGCTAGAGTAACTACAGCTTCTACTAGCTCATCTTCATCATATTCAAAATCATCTGTGTCAACCTTAGAGTTTAAGAACTTTCTAGGAACTTTACCCCAATACTCACAGATTTTAATTTGGTCTGAAGCGTCCTTTTGGATATATTCAGGGTCATATCCTACCTGTACGACGTCAGTATCTGCCGATATATCGACTTCTCTGTATATACCCTTGTCCATACCCTCAGATAAGACATATCTAGGCTTATATACCTCGTGAGCGACTCCTAATGCCTCATCAATAGTATTAGCACTAGGGTCAATAATAAATTCTTTAGGAGATACCGCTTCTACTTTAACATCTACACTAACATAGTCTTCTATTTGACGTGCTGTTGTAAGTGTTCCCTCTACAGGGACTTCTACAGGTCTTCTTTCTATCTTTTCTTCGGTAATAATCTTAGCAATACCTGTGCCATATACCGCACCATTAAGAAATACCTCACATAGAGCATCTTTACATCCTGCTCCTTCTAAATCTTCTTGTAGGAGGTTACGTATATACTCTATATCTTGTTTATTTTGGTCTAACATATCATCTTGTATGTCGAACCATTTTCCTCTGCCAAATGTGGCTTCTTCGAGCTCTGCTACACTAGCTTCTACTGCTTGTTGTAGGGCAGGAGTGATAATTTTAGACTTTTCTGACCTGCGGTTTTGGTCCTCTGTGGTCCACATACCACGCCATAGACGATAATATTCGTCCCATTGCTTTAAATAGTTATTGTCTCTATGGTTTCTCCAGTTTTCTAGTCTACCGGAGAGCCATTGAGATAAAGCTCTATAATCGTTTTCTGAATCGTAATTTGCCATTTATATCCTTTTTATTAATATCCAGCTACTTCATCAAAAGGTTGCCAATCCTCATCAATATCTATAGTGTGCATAAAATCTGCAACTGAAACTTGGTCTATATACGCGAGACTATCCACCATATCGTCGTGTGTTCCACTTGTAGGAAACTCTAACAACTGTGATTCAAAGGCTCTATTCCAATTTCCCTTATTTAAGGAAATCTTTCCGTGCTCCATTCTACCTTGTAGAGCCCAAGTAATTCTATCTGCTTTCTTTTTACCACCGTGGGTTACGTCTGTTATAACTACCCATCTATTTTGTGCCCTCATCTCATCTTCTAGATAAGGAAGTATGGCATTTTTTAAAGCTCCGGCTTCTATTCCGACAATAGTTGCCTGATTTTCAATTGCAGCCTGTAATATTTTAGAAGCAGTTTGTTTAATATTCCATCTACCGTGGAGTATATCTTTGACCCACCACTCATCATTGTTAATTTTAACGATTGATATAGCTGTTTCATCCAGTTTACTCCCTTTAAGACCACGTTCCTTTTCAACCTTCTCAAAGCCAGCCGGGTCAACCGCAATAACGTAATTCCCTTCTTCCGGCTCTTCTGTGTCATATTTTATCCAGTCTTGCTTAAATATACCACCAGTAAAAGAGACAAAACTAGCTTCAAATTCTTGCCTGAAGGCTTGGGTAGACATAGTCTCCCTAGCTACCTTTATCTCTTCAGGGTCTAATATCGGATTATCTGTAGAATTAAACTGGAATGCTTCCCAATCTTCATTCTTATCTTCATCCGCTTCTTTCCATATATCGTAGAAGTGGTTCTTACCTGCGGGCGTACCAATAAATAACGCACCACCTTTTACATCTGCAAGCGTGGGTCTTATAATCTGTTCCCACACCTCTACCTTCATACTCGCATACTCGTCGAGGACCACATATGCAAGTCCTACGCCGCGCAGCGTGTCCGGTCTGTCACTCCCCTTTAAGCTAATCTTTCTACCGTTGACTAAAGTCATAGTAGCTGTATTCTCGTGGGTCTGTTCTATTAAATCTGTATCCTGAAGTAATTCCTTCAGCATACCCCACATAATATCTTTAGCCTGTTGGAAGGTAGGACCTATATAAAAGACATCCTTATCTTCCGACTGTAGTGCTTTAATAATTAATATCCAAGCTGCTAACCTAGATTTACCAAAGCGTCTTCCCGCACTTACTACTTTAAATCTTGCTGTACTATTAAAGATTTCTAACTGCGCCGGGTGTAGCGAGACGTCTAACTCTCTACTCATCCCCTTTGCCTATCTTTATAATAGTCTCGTCTACTTTCTCTTCTGAGATTATTACACCTTCTTCATACTCTAAAGGCTTTTTATTATCTTCACTTATTACTTTCTCAGTAAGACCACCAACATTAATTACAACATTGCCCTTACCTTCTTGTGACCTTAACTCTACTGCCTTAGTTGTAGGTAAGATTCTATCCATACACATTTTAAGACAAGTCCTGTCACCTTCGAGTGCTAAATCTATAACTCTCTGTACAATCTCAGGACCTTTTGCAGACATTAACTCTCTGCTTAAGGCTGTATACTTATTGACACTTCCTTTTGGTCTACCGCTCGGGTTTAAAGACGGCATACCTTTGTATAACTTTGGTGAACCTTTGTGTTTTTTACTCATCCTAACTCCTTAGTATACTATAGTTTCAACTAAAATGGTAAATTAGAATGATAATAAAAGGTTATTTCTAAGAGAAGCCTTTTTAGGTGAATCTTTTTTTTAATCTATAGTAATATTATAGCATACTTTTTAGTAAAAGTCAAGAGTAAACTATAAATAAGTTACTAAAGTCCCTCCCCGCACCTCCAGATTTCTAGAATTACTCTAGTAAACAGCTATTTTTCCCAAATTCCCTCTGATTTGCGAGTGAGCATCAATATTAAAAACTTCTGAGCACTTGGGGTGTCCCTCTCCCTGCGTGTCTCAGTATGTGAAACTTGGGACTAAGCTGGGACTAAGTCGGGACTAAGCTGTAAATCTTGGGACTAAGCTGGGGATTAACAAGGGACTAAGTCTCATTATTTGGAACTTGAGAGAATTTGAGAAGAAAGAGGGCTTGAGTGTGAATATTTATACATATAGATGAATACATAATGAATGAATAGATACAGATGAATTCATACATAATCAATAGATATAGATGAATACATAATGAATGAATACATATAGATGAATTGATACATAATGAATAGATATATATCAATAGATACTGAATGAATACATATACATCAATACATATATATCTTTAATGTTTAGATGAGTTGTTGTAAAAATACTACAAATTACAGTATTTGTTGCAAAAATACAACAAGTTAGCTGAGAGGCTCAAGAATAGCCCATATTTGAGAGATTTTATTTTTGTACTAGGTATAAGAGGGTAGAGAAAAAAAGTGGCTCAGAAATCAAAATCAATTTTCTTTGGGTGAGTAATATAGTCATTAGGCTAGAGAACAATCGTTGAAATTTGGGCGAATTTGGGACTCTCAGAGCATATTGCTACATTATTAAACAATTGAGAAAAAAGTTAAACATTTAACTATTTATTTATATATTTATTTGTATATTGGGGTTGACAATATATATTAGTTTGCTATAATAGAACCAACACCAACAAAGAGAGACGGTGTTTACTGAGAAGAAACTTTTTTTTACTACGGAGAAACACAATGAAAAAACAAAAATTACAA